GGCTCCGAAATCACAGACCAGACAATCCTTCTTTCCTTCGGCTACCCTCGTACCCCTCCCAATCATCTGGATATAGAGGCCACAACTTGCGGTTGCTCTACACAAACTAACGCTGTCAACGGCAGGGTGATCAAATCCAGTGGTTAGCACATTTACGTTAATCAGGCATTTAAGTTCACCGTTCTTGAAATCGGCAATGGTTTTCTCTCGCACGGCGCTGCTGTCACTACCCGTCACCACACCGACATCAATGTCGTGCGCCTCAAATTCATCCTTCAGCATATACGCATGATTGACGCCAGAGCTAAACACCAGCCAGCTTTTGCGATCCGCGCTTAGTTCCACAATCTCAGCAACCGTCTTTCTCACCAGTTCGGGATCAGACGCAGCCGTTGCGAGGTCGCTCTCAATAAACTCACCGCCACGCTTTTTGACGTTGGTCAGGTCAATCTGGTTCAGACCGCCCTTGGATATGACAGGCGACAGGTAGCCCTGCTCCATCAGCATAGACACAGGGATGTCATAAGCTATGCCATCAAACAAAGCACCTGCACCTTTGTGCAAGAAGCCTGAGTCCAATCGATAGGGCGTGGCTGTCAGGCCCACCACTTTTATGTCAGGGTTGCAAACTTTCAGATCGGCAATAAAGCGATTGTATCGCGTCTCAGTATTCTTGGGCAGCATGTGCGCCTCATCGATCAGAATAAGGTCTGGCGCAGGCACGATGTCATACGCCTTCTCCCAGACCGACTGGATGCCTGCAAAGGTGATCGGCCTGTCTAAGACCTTCTGCTTCAGCCCAGCACTGTAGACGCCGTAATCAGCCTCTGGGTACATTTTCAGCAGGCCATTGGCCCCTTGCTCCAAAAGCTCTTTCACATGAGTGACAATCATCACCCTAGTGTCGGGAAATGACATAGCGTCTTTCACGATCTGCGCGATGATGGCCGTCTTGCCTGATCCAGTGGGCGCAACTATAAGTGGATTATCGCCAGCCTTGCCTGCCCAATAGTTGTATAAGCCATCGACAGCTTCTTTCTGATAATCACGTAATTCAAAGGTCATGGGACAGAACTCTTTTTTCCGCTTGTAGCCGTGCAGCTACTGCCTCGTTCATTGTTAAAAACGTACCAAGATTGGTTTTCTTTCCATCAATATTCATCGATGCCCTCCACTTGCCCTTGTCTTTTAAAAAGCTGACGCCCTTGACGCCTGACGTGTTGGACTTGCTCAATCCAGTATTAGCCGACTGCTCTCGCGCCGTTACCTCCCGCAAATTTACGATCCTGTTATCGCAGCCGTCCCTGTTAATGTGATCCACAGAATTAGGCCATTGGGGATAATGACCGTGATGCAAAAAGAAAGCCACGCGATGCGCCAGCATTTTTTTGTCATGGCCGCGATAAGAAATTCCACCGCATAAATAATAGCACGTTGATCTTTCGGTCTTCACTCTACGGTTCATAGTTATCTTACCACTGCGCTCTTTGTTGTACTTGGCCGCAGCACCCGCAGCACTAACAAACGAACTGCCCTCGCCAGTGTCATAAAAATCTTCCTTTGATCGATCCTGTGCGTAAATCAGTCCAGTCTCTGGATCATATCGAAACAAACGCCGCATCAATTCTAAATCTTCCCACCAGTTTTCCATCACGCAAACCTTTCTCTCAATTCTTCGCTGTTGTCCTGATTACGAATGACGCCATGTGGCGTCTGATACTCCACGAAATCATCGCCAGCGTCTATGATCTCCCAATCGTCAGGCACCATGAAAGGATTGAACAGGTGGCCCCCCGCGCCCTCTTTGCGGCTCCAAGTGCCGTCCCGCTCTGGGGTGCTGTGGGCGTCTGTTCGATCATTAACCTCTGGCAGTTCACCGCCGTGGCAAATTGGAATATAATTGCAAAACCGACAGGCAAACTTGGACGGGTCATGGCTGATTTTTGACGGTGGCTTTTCATCGAAAATGATATTGCTGGCCTTGCTGATCAACATCTCACCCTCTGCCCGATCCCGCTTAATTCGCTCTGCGTAAATCTCATCGTTATTTTTATTTACGGCGAAAAAATAGCAACGATCAATGTCAGACAAATGCATTCCCACCTGACACTGCGCCCAATAGACAGGCTTACTGATCCTGACGCCCTTCGCCTTCGTCTGGGCAAAGCTCTTGTCGTTCATCGTTTTAAATTCCAAAGTGTGCGGCTCTTTGCTCTCTGGAAAGCCAATGCCAATGCCGTCTAGGCTCAATCCAAAGTGACCCCCGCAGGCCGTGTAATTAATCTGTCGGCCCGTTTCTGGATCGACCTCCCACACCTCAACCCCAATCGCCCTCAAGTTTGCCACGATCCGCTCCTCCTCGCGGTCACCCGTTTCAAACAGGCGCAGCATACGCCCCTCAAAGCTCTGTGAGCTTGCGTGTCGAAACTGATACCACAATGCCCTAGAACACGGGTTGCCTATCTGTGACCCTCCCAAATGCGGCCTGTGTCCGTTTTCGCGGCTGGCCTCATAGTGTTCGTAAATCTTCTGAACTGTCGTGGGTTGCATGTATTTCTCAAGGTTCATTTAAAACAGCTCCCCCTGATCAATATCGCTAGGCTTCCACGTAATATCACAAAGTTGATAGCTCCGAACGAACTCAGCAAACTTGGCTTTATGAAATTTTCCTGATGGAACAATTTGTTTTAAATCTTCAACAGACATACGCATATGCTCCCCTTCATGCTCAATAATCAATCCACCCTCGCTAATTGCATTTTTAAGTTCATAATCTCTGACAGAGACAAACTTACCCAACCAGAGTTTCGTAACTTTTTTATGTTTCATTTCCGATCCTCTCCATTTGTAAAATGGGGCAGCAAAAGCCACCCCATTGCAAAATAGATTATCTCTTCCAAGGTGGAGCAGCCGCCGCCTGTGGTGCAGCCGCTGGAGCCGCTTGGGCATAGCCTGCGTTAGCACCAGCACTTGAGTAGCCCTTAACGTCATTACTGGCTTCATAGCCATTAGACGCTGGGCGCACCGCCAGCTTCACCATCAGTGGCTTGTCCAGCAATTCCTCCGAATTATGCAGAGGAACCTGCAAGGCCGCGCCAATAGACTTGAGAGTGCGAGTTGCGATCTCAACGGCTGTGGCGTTGGGGTTTTTAAGATTAAGCCTGTCGAACACCACACGGCCAGTGTAGTGGCCCTCAATCACTTCGATCTTCAACTGAAGATATGATCCAGTCTGCGCCTTCGTAGGCTTCTGTTCGTGATCAGTAATCACGCACTTGTAATTGCCTGCTGGGAGCGGCTCGAAAGATGGTGCCACTTCCACGGCGTCGAAGTTAATATCGCTAAAGTCCATTTTAGTTTCCTACTCTGTTAAAAAGTCTGCAAAAGGGTTGCGGTCAAAAGTGAACGGCAGAGGTTCACTGATGTTAAAACGATTTTTGGTGATAGATGCCGCCTGCGGATGGCAGATGATTTCGCGCTCACCCGTACTGATCGCACGTTTCTTGTCGCCCTCGCCATTTCTGACGAAAGTCTTCAGCCTGATCATAGCCACCAAATCAACATTATCAGTGTAATTTGCCAAAGATTTACGATGCAGGCGCAGCGTGTATCTTGAGTAACTATCGCTATCTGGGAGTTCCAAGTGTTCTGTATCGGCATGGGCAATGAAGATGACATTCATGCCCTTTTCGTATGCCAGTGATCCAGCCCAGTCTCTAATCTGGCGATGCTTTTCAGCCGCCGCAGATTGACCAGCACCAAAACCTCCAGCCGCCGCATTGATCGACTTGGCCTTGGGATCAGCCGCCACAATCTCAGCCTCTACCATCGTCGCAAGCTGTGTGATCGAGTCAATCACCAGCGTCTTGTGCTTGTGGTCTTGCGTGGCAAGCGCCTCAATGGCGTCCAGCACGTCTTGGCTGGATGTGGACAGTGGAAACAGGCTGACGTTGTCATTGCCTGTGAGACTGGCTGTGCCATCCTCTGTGCGTATAATCACAGGGTTCGGGAACATTGACGCCAGTGTAGTCTTGCCCATGCCGCCCTCCCCGAAAATGGTCGCTATAATCGGACGTTGGCCCGATGGCTTCGACAGACTTTTCAGATCAATTGCCATAATTGTTAACCTCTTCCATAATTAACTTATAATTTTCTTTGACGTACAGCTCATACCCCTTAAAAAATAATCCAGTCATCCAAATCTCTGATTCTTTGACAGACCTAAAGTGTTCAACACGATCCATGTTTACGATCACTGATCCGTGATCTTCTCCATCATGTTGGCCCATCAATGTTAATTCAATTAAACAAGCCATTATACTTCTACCCTCCACACTCTAAATTTATCGTCTTCGCCACGAACCGTGACCTTCATTTCAAGACCCTTGGCGGCAGCGCGAATTGTCATTGTCTCAGTTTTGGTATCAACTAACACACTGTCGCCAACGCTCATTTGATTAAGCAAGTTTTTCCACTTGCCCGATCTGGTGTTGGATGACGATGTGATCGGCACCCCCTTATCAATCTTCATTACCAATCCCTCCCAAAGACGAGTGCAAATACCTCGTCCAAAATTTCATCTATGCTGCGGTTCATTTTGAAAACTCCAAGTCTGGGTGGTCGCGCCACCTGTTTAATTTACGCTCTAATCTGAGTTTTGTTGATCGCCAATCTTCGCCATCCATCACAACAATAGCGTCCAGAGCAGAGATCAGCATTTCAAGCTCGACAT